CATGATTACAAATAAGGTGGAATTATGACTAATAATAGAGTAAAAGAATATGATTATTTAGAAGCTGTGCCTATAGAGCATATTCTTTATGCTCAGTTTATCAAATATGATAAACTTAATAGACTATTTACAGAATACTATAAAGACAAACCAGTTCCTAAATGGATTAATATTTATATAGACGTATATCAAGCATTGCTTCCTATATTCAGTTTCTATAAAGTAACTAATCCTTATAATATAACTGCCTGTATTGCTAACCTTGCAATACATTATAAATCGTTTTTCAGAAAAGCTGGCATAGATAGCTTTGTATTTTTATTATATTCTCCTACTACTGGTGCGGCTACTCAACAAAGATTCTGCCCAGAATATAATGGTAAATATACAATGCGGATGATAAATAATAAAGAAGTATATGATATGGTAAATCAAAATATACCTCTTATTCAAATGCTATGCCAGTATATGAATAATATATTCTTCAAGATGGGTACAGTAGAAACTTCTGTTATGGCTTATGATATGATTACTAAGTTTAAGAATAGACAGATTACTGCTCCATCTTTATTTATAACTTCATCTCAATATGCATTCCAATTGCCATCTAAAGTAAAAGATCTTATTATGCTTTATAAGAAGAAACCATTACCTGGAACTTCGGATGATACTTCTTATTTAGTTACACAAGAAAATGCTTTAGATTCTTATATTGCAGAAATAAAGAAACAGCATATTGAAAAGTTTGAAGTAAACCAATCTTGGTTATCTGGATTTATGACTCTTTCTGGTATTCCAAAAAGAAATCTTAAGTCATTATTTAATTACAAGCAATCTTTAAAGATTCTTAAAAGTATAGATGAACAATTTGATCAAGCTACTCCAGACTCTTTGTTCAATGTGGCTTGCAAATTATATCCTAATAAAGGATTAGATTCTCATTCTTATGATGAGATAGTAAATAGGTTTAGATGTATTGATTTGGATTATCAGCTTTATATGTATAGAACTATGCCTGAAGCTATAGACACTGTGTTCTTAGAACAGGTAAATGATCCTGAAGCATTAAAGAATATCAATGATCAATATTTCTCACAAAATCCTATCTTATTAGAAAAACTATGATATCAAAATATAAACAAGAATGAGGGTAGAGTCATAACGACTCTACCCTTTATTTTTTATCTTCTAATTAATTGAGCCATATCACTCATGGATCTAGTTCCTAATTCTTTTTTGGTACTGGTGTTCTTATTGACTTTAGATGTTGTAATACCTTTACCTTCAGAAGATACTACATTTACATTACTATTCAATTTATCCATCTTACCATTAGAAGCTTTATACCAATCCATCTTAGTAGTCTTATTATTATTTGCTGTTGTACTATTAGCATCAGCAGCCTTTTCATTATTTGGAACTTCTAATATTTTAGAGAAGTTCATCATAGTGATACATTTGAAATAGTCTGATTCTCTAGTATAAATTTCTGTTTTCTTATTCAATAAGAATAGACCATCTTTATCTGCATGAGCTGCATAGTTCTTTACAACATATTTCTTATTAGGTGTAAATACAGATGGATCAAGATCATATTTATTTACTGTAAGTTTATTGATTCTATTCTCCAATTCTGATTTATGGTTCTTTATCTCATTAGGATTATCATTCTTTGTAACGATAATCTGAGTACCTAGTCTACTATCCCCAAAGGAACCACCTAGATTTACGTCAGATTCAAAACTGCCTACTCCTAATTGACCTATACCCGTTAAATCTGTAACACTATCTAGATTATTTTTCAATAATTGTAGATCAGATTGGTTCATGAACCCACCAGAAGCCATATACTTACCAGCAGCAGATAATTTATTATAAATAGATTCCCCAGTAAAGGATATAGCAGATATATCTGTTACTAAAGAAACAAATTTACTCTTAATATCGCAAGATAAAATATCATTAAAGCTAGGGAAGAATGAGAATAGGTTTTTAGCAAATCCAGTTATAAAGGAAGTGATATTTTTAAGACTTCCTATTACTCCTTTTACAGTATTTACATAACCTTGCATCTCATGAACATTCTCCATTAGTTTAGATGCATTTGTAAACAGATCTTCAAATTGAACATGTGTACTAGAATCTGTAAATACAGAACTGTATTTATCGTAAATAGGTTTTATTTTATTTACAAATCCAATAGCCTTATCAGCAATAGATCCTATCTTATCCATACTACTATCTAGAGCATCTGTTTGTGAGAAGATTCTAGACTGTGAATGAGATGATGCAGAATAAGAAGATGAATTGATTTTGGATACAGAATTCTTTGTAGCTTCTATAACATCTTGAACATTTATTTCTGTAACAGAGTTTAAGTAGTTATCAAGATATTCCGAATCATAGAATACTGGAGAGATCTTCTTTATATTCTTATCAAAACTTTCACTCATCTTAGTAATACGTTCATATTGTTTATTAAAACCTAGTATACCATTACCAAGGAATTTACTAGTAATAGATTTAAAAGCACTTTGTACTACTGGTACATTGATTGTTACCTTGCCAGGTTTAGCAGGAACAGATGTTGGGAATCCTGTTGCTTGTTGCATAACAGTTTCTGTTAGTTTATTTTGGTACTCATGAAGTTCTTTAGCTTTGTTTAAGACGTTGTTTTTAAACACGCTATTCCAATGATTAAGCTTCTCTGGAACATTGCCCATCTTCTTAACCATCTTTTTGATCATCTGTTTAAACTTCTCTACAATACGATCAATATATGCTTTAGTTTTAGCGATATTATCGTAACTAAGAATACTATTATCTTTAGATGGGTTTATAATAGAATCAAATTTATTTATTATCTTAGCCACATCATGATTTATCTTATAGGCAGTTTCTGTTACAGATAGATCGATATAGTAATGATTTCTTTCAGTATCCACATACATACCCTGGTTAGCAGTATTAGGATCTGTAGTTTCTCTGATATTCAAGATTACATCATTGAATCTTTCATTCTTCATAGGAATGCCCTTACCAGATTTTGATATTAGGTAAGTACAAAAAGGTTCATCTATAAAGAATTGATATTTGGTTGGATAGAATACTTCTACAGAGTTTAGATAAGATACCAAAGATACAAGAGTATCAGTTGGTGGTATGATTAGCTGCTTTTGTAATCTGTTATATTGGAATGGTTCTACCAATAAGTGCAAGTTGCTCATATAAGAGCTTAAAATATCCATCATATGAGTATCCATCATTGTAGTATTTGCTACAGTCTTATTGGCATCGATACACTTCTTACTCATAAGACCAAGATATGCTTCTCTATACACATCTTGCTTTTCTTTTCCATCACTATCTTTCTCTTTGTAATCTAATTCTTTATAATAGTTTATATCATTAGATACAAATACAGAGAATTCATCTTCTATATAAGATTCTACAGTAGGAGATTCTAATTCTTGATTAGAATCGTATTTATCTATTTTCAAATACATTGTAGCAATCTTAGCATTAGCAATAATCTTATCAAAAAGATTCTTGTCTAAATTCACATGTGCTAACATTGTAGGCATATTTTTATTTTCATAATCACTAATTCTGATTATATTTTTAAAGTTCTCAGGTTTGATTATAAGACCGTCTGACTTTTCTCCAGGTATTAAAATCTTACCTGATACCTTGAAGTTCCATTGTTGCATATAATAACCTCCATTTTGTATTATCAGAGTGTCATTATGGTTAAACACAAGAAGATGAGAAGAACCGTTATGGTTCTTCTCATATGATTATCAGAAAATATTTAGATTCCCATATAGAATTTAGCATCATCTGCTGTTTCTTTATCTTTTCCATATTTTCTTATCAATGCACCAGTTCTAGAAGCTATTTTATACCTAACATTAGGATCTTTTATTTGATGGGCTGCCGAAGGTATATCCGAAAAATCGGTAAGTCTGCCACTAGCGACATTCTTTGCTGCCTTATATGCCAATTTACCACCAGATACTAATTTGTTTATAGCAGAAGTGATGAAGTTGATAATCTTTAATAAGAATTTTTTAATATTCGTCCATATTCTAGAAAGTTTTCCAGTTTTTTCATCTTTCAATTTTCTATTATATTCACGAATTTTATTTTCCATTCTCATTTGAAGAATTTCTAGCCAGTTAAGATCTTCAACATGCTGAATCATGCCATTGATCTTAACAAGTTTACTCATATCACCATTAGCCTTGATACCAGCATTTATCATTTTAAGAATGGCTTGTGCGCCAACTTCTTTTGCAAAATTACCAAAGGCTTTTCTTTCTTCTTGTAAAGAAATAGAGGTGATATCATCAGCAATCTCATCTAAAAAAAACGAGATTCTTTTAATACTAATAAAGCCATTTTAAATATCCTTTTATTTCCAATAAACATTATCAATCTAATATAATACTTTATAAAAAAGAAGAAATATTATCTTGGTCTGTTTAAAGCTCTTTCTCTTTCAACAGCCTTAGATTGTTTTTCTATTTTATAATCATAATATTTATTTTTTACAAATCTATGAACTTTTGCTAAGGCTTTTGTAATAAGCTGAATAATCTTTACAACAAATGATTTAATCTTAATCCAGACCTTTTTAAATACACCTGTTTGATCAGATTTTGCTTGAAGTTCATATTTTTGTAATTTAGCTTCTAATTGTATATATTTCTTTTCTAACCAAGTAGGTTCCATAAATTTTACGATAAGAACGGCCAATTTTTTTTCTTCAGGAGTGGCACTCTCATCATTTTTAATTTTATCTATACCATTAGAGAATATTTGATTAAAGTTTTTATTCAAATCCCCTAAATCATATTCATCATTTTCTGTAAGATTATATTTAAAATCATAAATACACTCTTCCAGCATTATATTTCTAATTGCAAATAATGCCATTTTAACACCGTATACCCAATTAATCAACGTCTATTAAATAGCTATCTCTTTGTTCTCTAGAGAGTCTCTTACTATTATAAATTTGCTTATAATATTTAGATCCTATTCTAGAAGCTATTTTATTTCTAATATTTTTATCTTTTATTTGGTTCATTTTTCTTATTCTTATATAGTTTTCTGGAGTTCCTCCAGATCTAAGAGAACTATTAGTTTTGTATAAAATCTTAGCTTTTGAAACTAATTTATTTATAGTACTAGTAATACTATGAACCACTTTTAATAAGAATTTTTTAATATTAGTCCAAACTTTAGAGAATGTTCCAGTTTTATCATTTTTAAGTTTTTTATTATATTCTTGGATTTTATTTTCCATTTTAAGTTGAAGTCTTTCTAGCCAATTTAAATCATCTATGTGCTGAAACATACCATTTATTTTGACTAGTTTGCTCATGTCACCGTCAGCCTTTATACCAGCGTCGATCAACTTAACAACTTCTTGCATGTATATTTCATATCTAATCTCATGAATATTAGCTTCTGAAAAATATGAAATACTATTATCCTTAGAATATATGAGGCTTTTAGATTCATTGATATTAAATAATCCCATATAAAGCCTCCTTAAAAACTTTTGTTCCTGATACGAACATCTACAGCGGCTTTAATATTTCTATATTTATCTTTAACAAATCTATGTACAGTATTTATAGATTTAACGATCCATCTAAGGACTTTTGTTAAAAATAATTTAATATTTGCCCAAATTCTTGCAAATACTCCATTAGATTTAGATTTTGCTTTTTTATCATAAAATTTAAGCTTTTCTTCTATTTTTAACTGCTGTTTTTCTAACCAAGTTATATCAGTACTATATACATTAAACCCATTCAATCTTCTAGCAAATTCTAATGGGTCACCGCCTCTTTTAATATGACGCATAGAATCTGATATGTGTCTTGCAATTCTTACTCTTTCAGATACATCGTCATCATCTGAATTTTCGGTTATTACAGATTTAATAGAAGTAGAAATATCATAAATGCATGATTCAAGAACTAGTTGTTCATTTTGAAATAGAGGCATTTATTTACCAACTTTCTTCTTAATCCAACCATGAGCTGTATTAATAGCTTTTACAATAGCATGAATTACTTTAACTATAAAAGCTTTTAATCTAGTCCAAATTTTACTAAAAGTACCAGTCTTATCAGACTTCACTTTTTGGTCATATTTTTCTAATTTAGCTTCTAATTCAACTTGTTTACGTTGCAGCCAATTAAGATTTTTTACTTTAGAAATACTATTAATAAGAGAGGCCTCCCCAGTAGGTTGGCCTCCTTTCATGATATTATTCTTAGCAGCATTAAATCTTTTAGCAAGACCATTTAAATCTTCGTCAATACTACCTGCAACAGGACCTTCAAAGTTTTCACAAAGAATATCATTGAAGTCTGTAGAGCATTGTTCAACTAAATTAGAACTCATTATGAATAATCCCATAACTGTTCACCTAATTCATATTATAAATGATCTCTATTTTCTTCAGATGCAACTGGTCTATTAGTTGTGGAAGCTGCCGCTTCAGTAGAAGCACTTCTGGAAGAAGCTCTACCACCTTGGCCTTGATTACCAGGGTTTCCAGATTCAGGAGTTCTACCACCTCTATCAACTGGAGTTGTACCTGCGCCAGCTGCAGCTGGAGTACCAGAAGTTTCAGAAGTAGCAGTATGTTCACCAGGAATTGCAGGTGTTGGAGGAGCTACTGTATGGGAATCTTCACCATGCACTTCTTCTGTATGAGTATCAGGTTCTAAAGAACCATCAGCCGCATAACGGAAAGTAGAAGAAGATGGTTTATTACCAAAACGAGGAAGTTGACGATAAACAGCACCTTTATCGAATGCAGTTTCTTTAGCTTTTTCCTCTTCAGATTTAGCAGCTGCTTCTGTTTTAGCTTTTTCTTCAGCAACTAAGTCTTCGAAATGTTTTTTGAAACGAGCAGATGCTTTTTCAGTGATAACTTCTTCTTCAGTTTTTGGAGTAGTTTCAACTGTTTCTTGAGCATTTAATTCAGCAATATGAATTTTAAGTTTTTCACCAACAGCAGCTTCGCGGTTAGCTTCTTCTTGTTCCAATAATTGTTTAGCAATGATTTCAAGATCTTCAATCAAAATAGCTTCCAATTCTTTAGAATCAATATTTTTCTTACCACCATTATCAGTAGAATATTCTTTGAAACCACGTTTTTCGAAGTCTTCTTTTTGTTTTTCAGTAAGTTTTTCATTACCAACTTCATCATGAGCATTATAAAGAGGAGTGTAAGTCACTTTTGGTTCTTTTCCTTCTTGTTCCTCTTCTTTAATTTCAAATACTTCACAGCCACGATCTAACAATTTAGCAATAACTGCAGTTTCCATAAGAGCTTTTTCTGTAGTGCCAGTGACACCAACGAAATTTAATACAGCACCGCCTGGAGCGATGATTTTTACAAATTTACCTTCACGCATTAAGGTCACCATTCCTTTTCATGATATATCATAAAATAGTAATATTAAAGATTATTATAATGTGCAGAGCATTTAATAGCCAGCTAGATCGCTGCTCTAATCGTAATCAAAGCTTCCATCATTGTCATCTCTGTAAGTAACCCCACGATCATTTACAGCAATTCCGACTTTCTTTTGTAAAGCTCTAATTCTGCCATTAAATTCTCTATTACGATATCTTGTAAGATGTACAGCACCATATTCATCATTTTTGGTACCGATTTTATTTGCAACTTTTTGAAGTCTTAGAGCTAGCCAATCAATTACTTTAATACAAATACGCATAAATTTTCTTAGCATATTTGTACGATTCATACTTCGTTCTTGATCAAGCTCTGCTTCTAGTTTAGTATATAAACTTCTAAAAGCTGCTATCTTGGAAGCAAGCCATGTTCTAGGAGCATTTTCATATTCCCTTTTTAAGGTATTCCGCATAAGATTATCACGACCAATAATTATATCCTTCAATATCTTTTGATCTTCTTGATTTTTTCCTATTTTCTCATAGAATGCTTTTCTAGCAGCATCTTCTATTTCTTTAGGACTTTTTCCTTCAAAAGGATTTTTTTCTTCTTCTGCTTCTAGAATGACAGCTTCTTCTAATGCTGTTTGTTCATCTAATGATAAATTTAAGGAACCTACAAGATCCTCAATGTCATTAGATGACTCCATAATATATAAAGCCATTATTCATCCTTCTCATTTACTTTAGCTCTAAATGCACCAGTTTCCATAAAGATAGTATGGATAACTTGAGATGTTTCTTTATAGTAATCTATATAAAATTGCATAGAAACAAGATTGTAGTTTCTAAGAATCTTATGAATATGCAAAAAATCATCTAAGTATAATTTAAATACATTCCGAATTCTGCTTTGTTGATCTCTAGATAAAGATCTGTCATTAACCATCTTCTTGAAAAGTGTATCTATTTTAACTTTAATAGATTCGATTTGAGATATATAGTTCTCATAATCTGTATGGATAATTTTTAACTCTTTAGCAATTTCCATATCATATTGATTAGAGATTTTTATAATCTCAGATGGGTTTAGATTATCAGTTCTATGGAAGTATTTAGATCTTTTTTCATATAAAGCAAGAAGAGATTCTTTACTTTCATAATCTTTATACTTATAGAAATTAACTGTTTTTAAACCCTTTGTACCAGTCCAATAATTTTCATCTAAGTATAGATTCAAAAGACCTTTAATATCAATCTTTAATTTAGGAATATCTGATTTAAGATTTCCTAATTGATACCTCTCATAATCCAATTCTGGATAATCTTCTAATTGCTTTTCGATGTATTTAATCTTAGTCTTTTTACTAGTAAGCTTACTAGCAGCATACTCTCTAAAATAGGCTAAAACCTTTTTAGAATTAAATAGATTATGAATAGCTTCTTTTACATTTAGATTATTCATCATAATAGAACTGATAAAAGAAAGTTTATTACCAAATTTAGTAATAATTTCCTTTTGCCATCCAATCTTTTCTTTTCTAGAAGATACCATACTTCCATAGAATTCTTTTTTGAACTCTGTTTCAAAATCTTCTATAGTATTTTTATTATAGTCTTTGTTTTTAGATTCAGACAAAGCCTTTGTAAATATATTCATTGAAAACTCCTATTTATTTATTCTTGAAATTGGAGTAACTTTATCTTCAACAACTTGCATTTTTAATTCAGCAAGCATTGTAAATAATTGAGAGAAGTCATTATCAGTTAAACGAAGATAATTGTATTCACCCATGTTAGTAATCATCTTTTCTTTGGCTATTTGCTTAGCCCTATATTCAGTCATAGTTCTGGTATTAGGATTTTTACCTCCATCCTTAACTTCTATGATTAGATTATAAGGAAGTAGTAAAAAGTCTGTGATCCAGTGTCTAGTTTTACCACCAAAGGTGTATTCTAAGATTGGTCCTGGAGCTATAACTTCGGATGAATCGAATTCGAGTACATCATCTAAGAACTTCATAAGATTTAACTCATACTTACCAGTATAAGTAAATTCTTTCCCATCAGACCATTTATATTTACCACTAATACGTCTATTAGCAAGCATCTTTTCTTGTTGTTTAGGATCGTCTAGTAAATGTATCTTATTGTAGACTTTCATCATACGTTTCCGATAAGTCTTTTTAACAGTCTCATAGCATTTAGGATTTCCACATAGACGTTCATACTTTTGACGTTTTTCATTCCATTTAGTAGGATTACCACACACAGTGCAGTTACCATGACCTTTTTTATTATTCACGATATCATATACTAATCTATATGCTGTATAACCCTCTGGAATTTCTTCATCATGTTTACGTTCTATATGCTTAACTAAATCATCTCGATGATAAGTTTCACTACAATAAGGACAAGGATATCTTTTCATCATTTCCTCCTATCATTATAATTCAATTATTAAGTGGTCAGTACTTGCAAAAGTAAATGACGAAAAGAATTATGATATGAAATAGTTGATCAAATTTATTCAATGTAGCTTCTAATCTTCTAAACTTTTCATTATCTATTAACCCATTAATTCGTTCTAGAATTAATGAGTTCATAGCATAGCACTTACCAAAATCTATTAATAGATGGGAGATGAAGATAATTAAAAAAATAACTTTACTAAAGTAAGCTTGATAATTACTTCCAGTAATCAAACAATATCCTACCCATACTATAGAGGAATATAAAACACAATGACAGGTTAAAAGATATAAAGACTTTCTTTTGTTTCTTTCTAGATATTCACCTTGGAGAGGATAATCTGCCAAGCAATGTACTGCAAATAATAATAGCATATCAATAAGCATATATCGTCACCAGCTCTCTTTTTACTTATTTTCTATTATAGTAAGGTCAAGTGATATTGAGCGATGATTTCAAAAAAATAAAAGAGGGATTAACCTCTCTTATTTTTCTGAGCATTGAATATTGCTTGATATTCTTTCATACTACAATATTTCTCAGATTTAGAATCTTCTTCTATACTATCTGAAAAGTCATAGAAACTTTGACCTAAATTATCTACATATGGTCTATTGTATTTATATAATAAATTAAGACCAGATCCTGCTATAACAGGAACTGCAGATATCAAAGATTCTACTGGTAATAATATAATTGGAATCATTATAACCTCCTATTTAATACACCTATTACTACTCACTATTATAGTATATAATTAAACACAAAATTGTACCCATACTCATAAAGAGTATGGGCATTTATTATTTATAGGTGTTAGGATTCCCATCAGTATCTTGTTTATTTTTCCAGTCCCCAGCCTTCTTAGGTTGGGCTACAAATCTATCTCCTAAGAAAGTTTTTTGATACTTTCTCATATCAGGCTTGTGATGAGTTTTTCCTGAAGTAATACGTTTAAACTTTCTAACCAAACCTTCAATAGTTTTAATAGTTCTTGCTTCATCAAGTTCATATAGAGGCATTTCTATTCACCTCCATTTTGAGTATTGTTTTGATCAGTATCTTGTTTATTAGGATTTGTATTAAGTTTTTCTTGCTGTTGTTTTTGATTATTTTGGTTTGTTTTCTTAGAATAGCTGTTTACATGAGATTGCATATAAGAGAATAAATCTCTATATAACATACCAGCTGCAGTCATCTTAGCATTCAATGCTTGTTTTAGAATATCGCAAACCAATTTCTTTTTATTATAAACTACAGTTTCACTATCTTCAGGATCTTGTTTAGGTTTGTTTTGATTTTGTGGTTGATTAGATCCATCTTGATTATTATCATCATTAGATGAATTACTGGAGAAAGACATTTTAGGAGTTGCTGTAGATGTTTTAGTTTGATCATCTTCAGATAATAAATCTTTGAAGTAAGTTGATCTAAACAAAGAATAATCTGTATCAGCATTTACTGGTTTGGTAGCCATTCCTTGAGTATTCGATTTATTTACATCAGAAGCATTCTTATTAGCAGCTAATTGAGCTTGGCTTAATGTAGGTTCTTGATTACCAGTAATAGGATTTTTATTGATATAATTTATAATCCCATTTACATCTGTTTCTAAAGATTTAATCAATGCATTATAAGTAGTACAGAAGTTATATGCTTTAGGAAGTAGCTGCTGAATATCTTGAGATTGTAAGTTTACCTTTTTATCAATTCCATAGTAATAATCTCTAGCAAATTTATCAAAAGGTCCTTGTCCATTATAATCTGTTACAAGCATCTTTTTAAACCATAAATTATTTTTATAATCAGCTTGCTTTTTAGCATCTCCTTGTAAGTTATTTGCTTTTGTATCTAAGATAGTAACTCTTTTTATATCTATACCACTTATATTCGAACTTAATGGTTTCTTAATTCTAGCAAAAGCAGTTGTATAGGTAGGAGCATTTTGTATATTTGCTCCACTTTTAACTGGATATTTTTGTTGATCAATTATATAATCTCTATTTTGAATAAGCCATTCGTTATTTTGTTTGCCTTGATTATTAGCATAATCTTTAAACTTTTTAAGATTAGCTTTGATAGCGGTTATATTATCTAATCTCCATTGATCATTTCCAGAGTTTTCTGCTTCTTCAAAATATTCTTGAGAGATGTATCCATTTTCATACATCCAAAGAAGCATATCTCTATTCTCTTGAACCATATCTAAGATAGCATCATATTCGCATGATTCAGAGATTGCATTAAAAAAGTCATCTTTTAGCATAATTCATCTCTCAATTCTTTAATATAATCTACAAGCAATTGGTCTGGATTTTGATTAGTATTTTTGTTCTTATACTCTTCCATTTTCTTAGTAATCTTTTTCATATCTTCTTTTGTAAGTTGATACAATCTTACTGGAGGTCTTGGAATTGGTACGCGAACAATATCATTGTTTTCATCGAAGCTATATAGCTCTACTTCATTTATAAATAGATTACCAGTCTTACCAAAATTAAGACCTAGTAATACTAAAGCACCTTCTATTTCTAGAGCCATATACATGAAACTTCTTCCAAGCCCAATATGGTTCTTATTTAATACATAGAAGATTGGAATTATCATAGATTTCCCACCAGGGAACTTAAACATAGCTCCAACTAATGCATTTATAGTACCAGCAGCTAAAGCATCTTTTACTTTCTTAGCTACGGTTTTAAGATCTTTCTTATTATAGAATGCTTTCATCTTTTTAGATAAAGGTGTTTGAAGATAATCTTCATAAGTCATTCTCTTATAAGCTGGATTCTTTTTATAAACCTTAGATACTTCTGTAGATAGATAATTATAGAATTTCTTATTAGATTTATAAGCTTCTAACTTAATAACAAAATCTTCTGTTACTTTATCTTCTACAAAGATTTTTATAGCTTGCCCTATTAATGTAGATAAGGCAAAGCTTGTAATTATTTTTATATATGCATCTAGAGTAGATGATGGTTTTGAATCTTCAGTTAGATTCAAAGAATAAGATTTAAAATATCCCATATAAATACCTCATTACTTTTTATCTTGATTAAATTACTAAAGTGTCATAGGTATTTGAAACACAAAAAAGACCTAGGAGCATTAAGCCCCTAGGTCAATTGTATTATCTAAAAATAATTATATCTTTTATAATTCTTATTCAGATTATTTCTTTTCCTTTTCAGCTTCTTTAGTAGCTAAGGCAGAAGCAGCGCCTTCGCGGCGTTTATCGCTAGTCATTTTAGCAGTTAACCATGCAACAGCTTTCATGATCATGTTAACGATTTTGCGGTACCAAGGAGCTTCGTCACCCATTTTTGCTGTTTTTTCTTTGTAAGCTTCAGCTTTAGCATTAAGAGCAGCGATTTTGTTAGCAATCCATTCTTTTGGTTTAGTGTAAGCATAGTATTTAATTTTGTCTAACCATTTACGAATAGTACCAACTTCTTTTTCGCCGCCTTTATCGGAACCAGCATTGGCGTTTTGTAAATCTTGAGCTTGTTTGTCAGTTGCTTCGCCATCTTCATCAATAAGCATATTCATGAAAGTAACGTCGCCAGTGTTTTCGAATGCTTCAAGCATCATGTCAACGAAAATGAATGCATCAGAGTTTTCGCTAATAGGACGAACAACTACGTTATGGCATTCGTTAACGATTTCTGGGTCCATGATGATGCGAGCTTCATCAACAGCTACAGCAATATCAGTAGCAGAGATTTGGTTAGCTTCAGCGATAGCATCAACAGCTTCGAAGTAGTCCATGCAGTTTTCTTCTGCCAAACGTTCAACGTCGGAGAAGTTTACAACTGCAGCACCAATACGGGAGTTTTCAACTACAGGAATAGCAACAGGGCTAAGAGCAGATTCAGCTTCGTTCAAGTATACAGCTTCGTCAAGAATGCTTTGGAAGCTTGTGGAACGGTTCAACTGAGATTCAGTGATTAACATAGGTAAATACCTCCATTATGATCATAATGATTTTAAGTAATAATTTATAAATTATTTTCATTGCTTTTAGAGATATCAAATCCGATGAAAAATCTATATCTCCAAAGATTTATTATAATGTAATTATTATAAATTTCAAAATTAGTTATTTATTACTTTAATTTTGCTTTAATAAAACCAATAGCTTGTTGAGTTTTATTCATAAGAGCTTTTACTGTAGCAACGTTCATATTTGTAGGAGTTGCACCTTGAGCTTTGTTTCTTAGAGAATAATACATATTTCTCATAGAAGACATTTTCTTTGCAAGATATTCTTTATCATTAATATTTTCAGATACATCTTGTGGTACTCTTTTAAGTTTTTGAAGAATCTTATTTTGAGGATTGATATCTACAGCTTCTTTTAAAGATTTGAAATCATCATTCAAATAAGCATTTAATAGATCATTAGAATCTACTTCTTCTCCACGTTGCATCAAATCATAAAGTTTATCAAAAGTTGCTTCAGCTATTTGATATACAGGATCATTCTTAGAAATAGGATTTAATAAAACTTGAAATCCTGCTTCTGCAAATTGTTTAGCAGTATCAAGCATTTCTTGATCTGCATAAGCATTAACTTCATCTAAAGATAAAGAAACTGTAGAAGTATGAACATCACTAGCTTCACAAACATTAATGATAGCTTGAGTACCATTAGTAATACCATTAGAAGTTGCATATTCTACTAGATCTTCAATTCTAATGATATTAGTATTATACTCTTTACTTTCTCTAATAATAACTAATTCTGGAAAATACTCTGTGTTTTCATGAAAAAGAGTTTTAGAAGAACCAACAATAGCAGATGCTTCATCTAAAATACCTTTATCCATATTATTAAAAATCATAAGTTATCCTCCGATTAAAAAGATCAAGCCTAGAGAGTAAATCTCTAGGCATTGATAATTATTTATTATTAGTTTTTAGCGAAATATTTAGCACGGTTACGAGCAGCTTTGCTATCGGCAATTCTATTTGCTCTTTCTAATTCTTGATCAGAACGTTGATGATTAGCTTTATCACTCATTTGTTTGAAAACGTCACGTCTAAATTTACGACCTTCATCTCTGCCCATTGTTTTGGAATGATGTCTCAATACAGATTTACCAGCTTGAAGCATTTCTCGTTTTGTATATGCTTCATGAACACCATTTACACCATTAACTTCTGTTTGGTCGAAAGCTACACCACCAGCAGTTTTAGCAGCCAATGCTGCAGGGATATTGATTTTGCTAGTTTCTTTTTCTTCACCAGCGCCAACGAATAATTTTTCTTCGTCGTCATCATATTCATCAGCTAAATATAAACCTTTTTTAGCGTCATTATCTAGACCAATAGTACCACATGCTTGATCTTCACAAGCTTCTTCATTAAAACGGAATAATGCCATTTTATTATACCTCCATTAATTGGATTACATTAAATCTTTATCATATTTACCAGCTGCAACGTCTCTTAGATATTGAAGGTGTTGTTGATGAGGATCTAAAGATTCTTGAATTTCTTCAATTTCTTCTAAGTCTTTATCATCATCATCACTTTCAATATCACCTAAGCCCATCATATCATCTAAGTCATCACCAATATCTTCAGATTCGATATCATCAGCAATGAATTTGTTAGATGCTTTAGTAGCTTTCTTAGCTTCAACTGGTTTTTCATGAATAACTTGATCTGTAGGTTCTACTTTAAGTTGAACATCTTCTTGTTCAGCAGCTTCAGCCAAACCAACCTTATAGTTTTTCTTAATAAGTTGAATACCATACTTACCAGTGAATGTATCCATCATTTGTTTAGTATTAGCAAATTTGCGATAAGTCATTACATTGGCTTGATCGCCCCATAAGCCTTTACCCAAACCAGAATCATGCCACTTGGATAAGTTTTCATCTGTACCAATACCAAGAGTGCTCATTTCATCAAGAATAGAAGCTTCATCAATGATTAAAGCAGTATTATGGTATTGACCTTTAAGACCATTACATTCTAAGATAGAACCAATAGCTTCTGTTACAGAAGAAATATTATTGGTAAGCATAAAACGAGAAAGGTCTTCCATTTCAATTAAGTATTTACCAAATCTTTTAGATTCGCGAACTGGAACCATTTCTGCAGAGAATTTGCATTCACTTACAGGAATAATATCTAGTCCATCTAAAAAGGATTTAACTTCTTCAACTACAGATACTTTTGTAGTTTGAGGAATTTTGGTACCATTGTCAGCAATAGCCATTTCAGATAAAGTCTGAATAGCAGAATTAAACATGGCCATGTTCTCCTTCCATATTATAAAATTAGGATCCTTGTTTTGCTGCCATTAATTTATTTTTTAAATTCATAGCAGTATCTTTAGCCTTTTGCAAAGCATTATTAGCAGATTGTTTGAAGGACTCCGGAGCCTTTGCTGCTTTGTCTGCAAAATTCTTAACAGCAAGTTTTGCTGCAGAATATTTGTTAGCTAAAGTTTTTACAGTATCGCCAGTATTAGATACAGCAGACTGTACAGTACCTACTGCATTTTGAACATGATTCTTGATTCGAAGCATATTCTTACCAGCTCTATTACCAACTCCACATACTGCATATTTTAAACTGTTTAAATTTTCTTTAACAGTGCCTTCGCAATATGCTTGAAGATGATAAGATTCTTCGAAGCTTTCTGCTTCGAAGTCATTTTCAAAAGCTTCCATCAATTGTTGATAATAAATAGATTTTTCAGATACTGGAGAAATGAATAAATCATATCCAGCTTCTTTAAGAGATTGAGAGATCTCTACTAATTCATCATCTTCATAAAGAGAAGCTTCATTAACAACAAATCCAATTGTGGAATCATTGTCAATCATGCTAGCTTCACACACTGCTCCGATAGCTTTATGACCATTCGTAATACCATTGGAAGAACCGTATTTCACGAATTCTTCTAATTGGATTAGGTTACGATTTAAACGGTCAATATGTCTAACAGGAACCATTTGTGCTGTATAAGCCATTTCGGATTCGTTTAAAGAATCAAGTGATTCAATAAAATCGAATTCAGTAGATCCGAGAAGATCTGATTCTTTTAGAAGCATATATAGTTCTCCTTTAATGACCACTATAATATATTAGAATAATCATTAATAAATAGTCCTTAAGGGGTATTTATATCTTAAAGATCTATAATCGTTGAATAACGTTATTGTATTGATTATTAGCACGTTTCCAATCATTTTTAGCATTGGCTAATTTTCTATCTTTACTAAAAGCACCAGTAACTGCATTCTTAGCTTTAAAGAACCCGCTTGCAATTTTATCTTTTAACCAAGTGATGGCTCTTTTTAAATTAAGAATGATAGTAGCATACCAACCCTTTTTAGAAGCAATAGCACTTTGCTGTTCTCTAAGCTTTTGATTCAATTGGTTGGTAAGTGCTTTAATTTTAGCTGTAGCCGCTTCTACACTAGATACATCTTTGAAGTTTGGAATTTCTGCATTTACCGCTTCAGACAAAGTTTCTTCAGTAATCCAAGATACTTTATCTTCATCAATCGCTTTAAGTTCTTTTGTAACTTCAAATTCTTCTTCCAAAGTATATTCTTCACCAAAGAGAACCAAACTTGCAAGTCCTTGTTCTAATAAATCATTTTTGATCATAAAGTCTAATTCTTCATTAAACTTTTCAACCATAGTACTTGCTGTTGCTTCTCTTGTAGATAATAAGCTCATTGTATAATCCTCCTAATCTTTCTTCATATATTGATTCTCTGTAGCACCATTATCAATTTCATCAATTCTAGTTTGAAGTTTATTAATAACTTCTTCAGTACTTGGAAAATCATAAGAACCTGTTGGGTCTATATGAACCATATGAACGTCTAATACTTGTGTTTCTTTATTATAATCATAAGTTCTAGAAATAGCTTCAGAATATTCTAAAGTAGCTTTCAACTGCGGGTCCATATATTTTCCATAAATTTGCACAAAGGTTTTATAATCCCCATATACGTAATTTGTTGGTATGAACAAGTAACCGTTATGAACAAGCTCATGAACAGTTTCTGATAATGGTATTAATCCAACGTTTAATCTATAATGATTAAACATGACTTCTTTAGCTACAGCATTCTCTGAAATATTTTCTTGACAAGCAACTCTCTTAGCATAGATAGTAGTTACCAAATCAAATAACGTTAATGGAGAATGATGTATATGAATTTTAATAGAGTACGTATCGACGTTATTCACGTTCTTATAGAAAGAACAACTAGTCATATCGATGCAGTTTCTTAAATACTCAATATATTTCTTATAAGATCTAGAAGATCTGCAAATACGTTCAATGTTTTTGAAGTACTTCATTAGATCTTTTTCATTAGTAAAATCATAATCAGCTATATCAAAAGACGGAAGATGTTCTAGAGTAATTGTCTTTTTAGCATTAGGTAATTCGAGTTCATTATATCCTCGCATTTTACAATACTGCCTCCTGATATTACCACAATGTCTAGGATCTGTAGTGTCCATAACCAAAAGGAAAAGCTCTAAGTAGAACACTTATGTAAGTCATATTTTTTAGTATAATTTATTAACTTTGCAAAGGATGAAAATACTAAATGGGATTATATTCTATAAAGGATTTTGAAAGTGGAGGTATACTTAGTGAAGCATATGTCCCCAAATCAAAATACCTTAAAAGGGCAGAAATGCTACTTGATAAAATACGAGCCCAGTATTTGGTAAATGGTAGTGGTATTTCTGGCATGGCAAGAATAGCTGCCAAAAGATTAAAATCATCAGCTCACCATTTGTATACAGATAGAAATTGGACTGAATTTGAAAAGTGTCTTGAAAAACAATTCGGATTTGAAACATTTACAGTTAATATCTTAAAAGATTTCAAGATAAATGCAATGACATATCCTGTTAGCTTGGAATTTGCAAGATTCGCTAACTTTGATGATGTATTGGATTCGAATGGTTTAAGATATAAAGAATCAGCTAAAATGAATGGTGTGTCATTTATTACTGATGGCCTTTTATTTAATGCTAAATTTACATCTGGTCAGATATTATCTATTATATTACATGAAATTGGGCATAATTTTAGCCAAATGGCTATAGGTATTTTAGCTTATAAAAATAATGCCAAAGCTCTATATATATTATCAACAGTCATTTTATCATTATTTACCGAATTTGATGGCGCTTTTGGTATGGATGGAATGTCTACTAATGAAAAAATAATGAATCTGGTTGGTTTGTTGATGAATACCACAGATACTGGTAAGAGATTAGGCGCCCAAGTAAAAAGAGATGAGCAGTGGAGAGATTTCAATAACTCAATGGATTTCTTGGCTACTCTAGCATCATATAAAAAAGAACTTACAGATTATTTGCCAAAAAGTTTAGCAAAGATCGGTAATATGATAGAAAGTATTTTTACTGCACCTATTCTAAAAGCTAGAAAAGAAAAAATAAAAGAATATGTAGAGTATATTGCAAAAAATAAATCTAAAATAGCTAGAAGTAATATGGTAAATTATTTGGACTTTATGGATGAGTCGTTTGCAGATAAATTTGTTGCTATGAATGGTTATGGTGTAGAATTTTCAACAGCGGTTAAATTGGTAGAAAC